ATAAACTCAACAAACTCCAGAATATGGGTAAAAGACTCGAAAGAGATACTAGATACAGATGAGTATGGACTAGTATACAGTAGTAGTAGTTTATGTATAGTATAGGCTTGTATAAAATAATAAAAAAACGTATATTTATAATAAGATAAAAAACACAAAATGGGATACTTAGATAATTCAATTGTAACAGTTGATGCAATTTTAACTAAAAAAGGAAGAGAATTACTTGCAAGAGGTGATGGTTCTTTCAAAATCACTCAATTTGCTTTAGCAGATGATGAGATTGATTACACATTATACAATCCAAATCATCCAAATGGATCAGCTTACTACGGAGAGGCTATTGAAAAAATGCCACTACTGGAAGCATTTCCGGATGAAACTCAAATCATGAAGTATAAGCTTACAACTCTTCCAAGAGGAACAGCTAAGTTACCAATTCTAGATTTAGGATTCTCAGCTATTAGATTAAAACAAGGAGCATCACTTGCTATTACTCCTCAAACATTAAACTATTTAGGATCTTCTCAAACTTTTGAAGCTGGAGGATATGTAGCGACAATTGCAGATGCTAGGGTAACAAACACGTTTAATGGAGTAGGTATTAATACCTCAGAAGCTGAAAGACTGAACTCAACTACAACTCTAGGAACAAACGTTTCTAAAGCAGTAATTGGAACTTCTATCAACATAACTGCAACAACAATCAATACATTATTTGGAGACAATACATCACTTCAAACAACACTTACAGTAATTGGTAGAGATTCAGGAGCTAGACTAACTATTCCAGTAACCATAGTAAAAGTAAATCAATAAGATATGGCATTTAAAAGATTAGATCCAGAAGATATATCCATTAGTGCAGAGTCAGTAGTTACTCCTCTATGGTCTACAAATAGTAAATTGTTAACTACATTCTTTACATCATCTGCTCAGTATTCCACTTCAGGAGAATACTACACTAGGGTATTTAACACAAACATCAACATTGATGCTACAGCAGTAGCTCAGATGGGAATTACCTATGGAGATAGATTAGGGAGAGGATCAGTAAACTATAACGTAGGAGCAGCAGGAAAATCACCATCAGCGACAATATACGGACAGTATAGGAATTTAGTATTTGGAGATGAAGATACAGTTTTTCAATTTCAAAATCAATCTTCTGACTACATTTATGTAATCGCTATAGACAGAAGTAGGTATAAAGAAAAACTACTACCAGGTAGTTTTAACTTAAAACTAAAAGGTCCAAACGGAGATGTTATATCCTTAACAGATAATAGTAAAGCATTAACAACTATCTCTTATGTAGACTCAGGAAGAGTTTACGACGTTATTAGTGGATCAAACGGGCAACCATGGGACCTTAACGTTACATCTGCAACCAGTGGATATAACCAAACAGGAGGAAGTTACGGTAAATTTTTACCAGATGTAGGAATCATAGTACTTAACGGAGAAGCATTAGACGATACAGCCGGAGCAGGAGGTATAGACTTAGGTACAGTTCAAGCTGTTGGCCCTATTACTGATAGTGAAAATACAAGAAAATTCTACAATGCTATCTCAGGAGGATTGTACTTTGAAGCACAAGCAGAAGAAACAGTATCTTCAAACTATATATTTGTTAGAGTAAGAAATAGTGAATTTAATTATTCAACAAACCCTTCTAACATTACAGGTTCAGGAGAATTGAGACATGATATTATGATCAATACACCTCAAGCATATATTACAACAGTAGGGTTATATAACGATAATAATGACCTTTTAGCAGTAGCAAAACTATCTAAACCACTCTTAAAGGATTTCACAAAAGAAGCATTAGTAAGAATCAAGTTGGATTATTAATGAATGAGTGCTTACAAAAAACTAAACAAGCAAGATGCTTACATCACCACCTACACTGCCCGAAAATCTTGGGCAGTATCTGGTAGTGACTATAGCGCAAATAACATAGAGACACTTTCAGGTATCTCCGGTTCTTCAGAATATTACTTACCTACAAACGAAATACAAAGTATTTCATATAAGAGACTAATCTTCCAAAGTATAAACCACTTATACTATAGTTTATTTCAAAGCGGAAGTATTACAACTACAGGGTCTTATGAAAACTTTTTACAATCTTCATATACTAGTGGATCTAGGAATATAAAGTCCTATATAGGGGTTTACTCTATGCCAAGAGATATCGTAGGTACTCACATAGAGCCTTTCTCTTTAGAGATAGTACCTGAGTCAGGAGTTTCTTCAAGCTATGTACTACCCTCTTATGCCAGAGAAAACGTACAAGATGATTATGTAGAAGATTTCTTTAACATATACGGATCTACACCTAATGCCTGTGCTACAATAGGTAGTGATTACATAACTAATGAAGGAAGTTATGTAGAGGAAACACCAGCAGCCGGAGGAGAGTATTTAGATATACCAATAGGGTACTCTTCTACGATAGTAGACGATGGGGAAGGTAATCTTTACCTAAAATGCTCTAATCCTAGAAAGTATGTAGGAAATGTAATTTATACTCATGGTCAAATTATCCTTACAGACGAGCTTGTAGCAAATTACTTAATGAACTTTGTAGATGGAACAATAAGATGGAAATCTAATCATCCTATTTATACACATAACTACCACTGTAGAATTAGAGAGTCGGAATTCAACCACACGTATAATCCTTCAGCATTAAGCAGTTCAATAAAAACAACATACTATAATGATGGAGTAGAGTACTCAAACACACTTCCTTCATCAGCAGGAGATTTAAACAGTAACGTAACAGGAAGTTATTTCCAACCCTATATAACAACAGTTGGACTATACAACGATGCAAACGAATTAATAGCAGTAGGAAAAATGGGTCAACCAGTACCAAAGTCTGCAAACACAGATATGACTTTCATTGTAAAAATAGATATATAAAATAAGTAATATGGCAATAGAATTAAGAACAAACAAAGGATCAGCACTTACGTATAATGAGATGGATAGAAATTTTTCATCCTTCTTTTACTCTGCATCTGTAGATACAACTACTAATCGACTTTACCTCTGGTATACAGGAAGTGCAAACTTAAACACGTCGCCGAATGATAATTACGGGCCTGCTAGATCTATAGAAGTTGAATTACAGCCAACTACAGGAAATAACCCAACACTTGTGGTGGCAGGAAATCCAAGAAACATTCAATTTAGACATGCTATAGACCCAAGATTAGATGCAGATACAGGATTTATATACACTACTTCACAGCAATTAGGAATAGGAGCAGCAATTCCTGCTACTAATACAAAAATACATGCAGTAGGTTCAACCGCTCTACCAGCTACATTGAGGTTAGAAAGTACTACCTCTACTACCAGTCAACATAAAAGAGCTACTGTAGACTTCTACCGAGGATCTACATTTATGGGTACTATAGGAAAAGACAACAATAGTAACAATGCACTATACATAAAAACATACCCAGGATTTGACGATGGCTTTACAAAACCAATTGCGCCGGGGAACCTTATAATTAACATAGGGAATGTTACAACCTCAGGAGCATGGACTCCTGTAGGATTAGGTATAGGTACATTAATACCTACAAAAGCATTACATGTAGAAGGTAGAGGGTATTTTAGAGATGAAGTAAGTATTGGAACAAGTACTACACAGGAAAAACTACTTGTAAATGGTAATATCTCAACAGAAATTGTAACCGGGAAAATAGGGTTTAGAGTTTGGGATAACTATGCTACAGGCTCATCAGGAGATACTTATGCACATTACGGTTTAAGTAAAATAAACGGAACAAACCCTGTTAACTTATCTGGATATTTTGGACTAACTTTTGCAACAGTAGGGACAGAAAATATGAGAATTACCCAAGCTGGGGATGTGGGTATCAATACTCCTACACCTAATGCTAAATTAGATGTAAATGGAGATACTATTGTAACAGGTTCTTTTACAACTACAGGTAATGCAACTATAAAAGGAACAGCAGCCGTAGACTTTTCACTAACAACAGGTACAACAGTAGCAGTAGGTACAAACCTAACCGTAACAGGTACAGCAACTATAGGGAATATTCCAGCAGGAACAGCAGGAGCAGGTACTAAGATATTAACAGCAAATAATGCAGGACAGATTCAATACATTACAGGTACTTTTCCACTAGGAGGTATTGTAATGTGGGCAGGTTCACCAACAGCACCTCCAACAGGCTGGACATTATGTGACGGTAGAGCGCCAGTAGGTGGAGTAACAATCCCAGATTTAAGAGAAAGATTTATAGTAGGAGCAGGAGTAGAGCCGCTAAAAACAGTGATAGACTACTCAGCACCATTCACACTAACAAGTTATGTAGTTGCTTCAGTTAATAATATTACATACACCATGGATACTACGAATCCATACTACATAGATGGAGCCGGTATTCCACGACAAGGAGTTAACCCAGTAGATGGTAAGAGGTATCATCTATATAAAGGACCAGGAAGTACATCAGCATCAACTTTTAAGTTCATAATATACGATAACAGGTTTAATACTTACGAAGTTATACAAGGAGCTTTGCCGACGTGGGGAAGCGCTTTTCCTCCCGGACCAGCAGTAATATATGCTGGAGATGATAAAGGAGGTACTACATTCTATAAGTCATACGAATCTCAAAATGGACGACATTTTATGTCTTACGATACTTTTGCAGAATACGATAAACACTTTGTTAACGGAAGAAGACTTGCATGGAAAGAGGTGAATTGGGCAACAACAACTTCACCAGGTTATGCCGTAGGAGATAAAGGTGGAGCAGATAATGTAGTATTACTAGGATCTCAAGCACCGAAACATCAACATGATTCAGTATCGGGGGAGTTTAACGGAGCTGGAGCTACATACGGGCATACAGGAGGTAACAGCTACCCAGGAGCTCGTGATAGTGATAACGTACATAACTTAACAAGTGCGTACGGTAATAATCAACCTCACGAAAACAGACCGCCTTACTATGCATTAGCATTCATTATATATACAGGTGTGTAACAATAGAAGATTAACAGAAGATATTTATAATAAAGTACTATGGCAATAACATTTAGAACAAGTAAAGGAGCAGCTCTTACCCATGTAGAAATGGATGAGAACTTCTCTTCTGTTTACTTCTCAAGTTCCATTCACAATATACCTAACTCTACTTCAAGAGAGTTAAAATTATGGTTTGATACAGACGTAACACCGCCAGTAGCCTACCACAGTATTACACTACCAGCACCAGGAGGTTCCGGAACAGTAACGATAACAGGAGATGTAAACAATAGGCTACTAACCGCAGTAGGAAATAGTACAATTCAAGGAGAAGGAAATCTTACTTTTGATGGAAATATATTATCCCTAGCCGGTAGGTTTGAACCAGTAGATGCAGCAGGAAATCTAAGTATAGGATCTGGTGCAGGAACAAATGCTCTAGACGCAAATAATATACTTATTGGAGAAAATGCAGGGTATGAGTTACAAAACCAATTCAATCTTGCAATAGGTAACTCTTCCTTACGAAATGCAACAGGTGAAGCAAATACAGCAGTAGGAAGTGATTCACTATTAAACCTAAATGGAGGAGATAGTAATACAGCCTTAGGATACGGTACAGCAGAAAACGTAGGCAGTGGTGGTGGAAATCTATATTTAGGACACCGAGCAGGACCAATTACAAATACTCCCTCACAGGATAATAAACTATATATAAATAATACACCAGACGATACACCTCTTATTTTAGGAGATTTTGCTACAGGTCAAGTAACTATACATAGCCAGGTGTCTGCATCGCTTTTCTCTGGTTCTTTTGTAGGAAACGGAGCAGGATTGACAGGAGTATCAACAACGTGGAATGGTATTAGAAACGGTAATGCACAAATAACCGGATCACTAATTGTATCAGGAGGAGCAGGAACAACAGTAAACTTTACAGGAGTTTCTTCAATATCAGGATCAATATTCTCAGGATCATTTGTAGGAGATGGATCTGGATTAACAGGTATTATTGCCAACTCAGAATGGGATGGTACTAGAAATGGAAACGGAGAAATAACAGGATCATTTATTGTATCAGGATCTTCACCAACTATTGATCTAAAAGGTGTTACAACTATTGATGAAAATATTAAGATACATAACCCAGACGGTTCATCAATAGGTATAGGAACTAATACATTAGTGAATGGACCAGGGAGTAGTATAGCAATAGGAACTTCCGCAGGATTTACCGCAGGTAGTCAAACTATTTCAATAGGAGCAGGAGCAGGATTTGATGCAGATTCTGAGTCTGTTTCGATAGGAGTTGGAGCAGGACAAAATGCAGGAGTAGAATCCACCTATGTAGGTAATATTGCAGGTTCAGGTAATGACGGTCAATATTCAACAGGAATAGGAAGTCAAGCATTAGCTAAAGCTATTGATTCAAGATCTGAAACTGCTATAGGATATAGATCATTATTTAGAGTAGAGAATGGATATGCAGATGTAGCGATAGGAGCCGAAGCATTAATGAACCTAGAACAGGGTGCACTAAACACAGTTATAGGAGCAGGAGCTTTCCGAAACCTTCTTATAGGTAAGGGTAACGTAACTATAGGTTTTTCTGCAGGAAGTCCTCGATTAAAAGAAGGGCACAGAAATGTATACTTAGGAATGTTTACAGGACGTGATGATGTAGATTATGAAGAAGATCAACTTTATATTGATAACCAGAGAACAAATGACGCTTTAATAAGAGGAGATTTTGCACAAAGAACATTAACATTTAATGCATTAAAAGGTATTATACCTAACCTAATAGATATAAATCAAGATCCAGCAGGGTATAGTAACTTATCACCAGGAGCTCTTTATAAAGATCATGATTTTGTATTAGTTAAACCTCTATAATAAACAGTAACAGAATATGCCAACAATAAGTAATTTAACAGTATCAGGATCTCTAACAGTATCAGGGTCTATAATAATACAATCAGGAAGTACTTTCCAAGGAAACGGTTCTTTTACTGGTTCTTTTTCTGGATCCTATGTAGGAAACGGGGCAGGACTAACAGGAATAACAACAGCTAACTGGAATGGGGTTAGAAGTGGTAGCGCAGCTATTACAGGGTCTTTAACAGTTATATCGGGAAGTACATCACTTCGAGGAGTAACAGTAGGAAGTACTTTAACTATAACAACAGGAAGTACAACAGATGCTAAGGTAGACATATTTCAATACTCAACAAGTAGTCTTTCAGGGGTAACAACATTAATGACTTTCCCAATATCTGCATCAGCAGGTTACGCTGGATTTAAAGCAGATTATGTATTAACGACTCCTACTGAAATTGAAAAGAAAGTAGGTACATTATTAGGTACTTGGGATAGATCAGGACATGCAGATATATCGGACAACTACGTAGTAGCAACAGGAGATGCAATGAACAGTGTATTTAGTCTAAATGCTTCTTCTTTAACATCTGCTTCTTTATCAGTAAACGCAGTAGGGGGGAACTTCGAGATAAACATGCTTGTAACAGCATTTAAGAGAAAAGTATAAAATAATATAGAACATGGCTAACGAACACATAATAGGTAACGACACCCAAATATCAGGATCACTTAATGTAAGTCAATCCATAACTGCAGTTAATTTCTACGGAGATGGATCTAACCTACTATACGTTACTGCTTCCTCACAATGGAACGGGATAATTACAGGAAGTGTAGATATATCAGGATCCCTTAGAGTAGATAAAGGAAACGTAGACCTAAGATTCGCATCAGGAGTATCAGGGTCATTTTCAGGATCTTTTGAAGGAGACGGTTCAAAACTAAATACACTAAACCTAAACGGATACCAAGCCTCAGGAAGTAACTTTACAGGTTCTTTCTCAGGTTCTTTTAGAGGAAACGGATCAGGACTAACAGGAGTAACTGCTTCTTTCTTTACAGGATCTGTAACAAATGCAACATCAGCTTCTTTTGCAAGTACTGCTTCATATTGGAGTGGTTCAATAGCAAGTTCTTCTTATGCAGTATCTGCTTCTTTTGCTGCTACAGCATCATATTGGAGTGGATCATTTTCAAGTGCTCAAACAGCATCATATGTTAATCCATTAGTACAGGATGTACTACTATCAGGATCTTTAAATATAACAGGTAGTCAAATAGTATCATCAACACTACAAGTAACTGGGAAGATACAATCTGTAGCAGGAGTTGATATAGAACCAACAAACGGAATACACTGGAAAGCAGGAGGTTTTAACACTACAGCACTAGGATCGGTAATATATGACGATGGTATAAGATTTTTCTCAAATGGACTTGTAACACCTAGAATGTATATTAGTTCAAGCGGTAATACAGGTATTGGAACTACAACCCCAACTCTAGGAAAATTACAAGTAGAAGGAAATATCTACGCTACATCTATAACAGGATCACTATTAGGAACAGCATCATATGCTTCTCAAGCATTATCAGCATCTTGGGCGCCGATACAAGTATCTGCCTCTCATGCTATCACTGCTTCTTATTTTAATACAAGTACCTTAACACCTCTATCTACATTTAATGCATTTACAGGTTCAATTAATACCGGATCATATACTGGATCATTTACAGGAAACGGTTCAGGATTAACAGGTGTAACAGCAGAGTGGGATGGATCACATACCGGTGATGCTTCCATTATAGGTTCATTAGTGGTAGCAAATACCGTTACAGCAACTACATTTGTAGGAGACGGGGCAGGTATAACAGGAATTGTTTCGCCTACAGCCATTACAGCAACTTATGCAATATCTGCTTCCTATACAGAAATGGTAGGTTTTGCATCATCATCTATATCAGCTTCATTTGCAGAGAATAGTAATACAGCTTCTATAGCAACTTCTGCTTCTTTTGCAACAACAGCTTCATTCTACGGAGGAAGTGTAATATCGGCTTCTTTTGCAAGTACTGCTTCTTACTATAACGGAAGTGTAGTATCAGCTTCATTTGCAACAAATGCAATTACAGCAAGTTATTTATTAGGAACAGTAACTGCTTCTTATTCAAATACAGCTATATCTGCTTCTTATGCAGCAACAAGTTCTTACGCTAATTATGCACAATCAGCATCATATATAGATGTAATAGACCAACCAACAGGAGTAGGACCTTACTACCCACTATTCAGTGATGGTTCAATAAATAATAGAGTATACATTGATAGCGCTCTATATTCATATAATGCTACAACAAATACATTAACAGTAACAGCTTCAAGAGCAGTATCTGCTTCTCATGCTTTAACAGCATCTTATTACAATGGAAGTGTAGCTTCTGCATCATATGCTCAAACAGCTTCTTTCTACGGAGGAAGTGTAGCTTCTGCATCATATGCTCAAACAGCATCTGTAGCACCAGCTTACTTACCGCTTACAGGAGGAACAGTAGCAGGAGATTTAATAGTAACAGGAAACTTAACTGCACAACAGTATATAATATCTTCATCTGTAACATACTTTACTGAATCATTCTCTTCAGGATCTACTAGATTTGGAGATACTTTAGACGATACACATCAGTTTACTGGTTCTTTATCAATAACAGGTTCTTTACAAGTAGGAGATAACTCAGCAGTAGCAGGAATAGTAAATGTAGGTTCCTTAAGATATAGAACATCAGGAAGTAATTCTTTTGTAGATATGTCAATGCAAACAGGAGCTTCAACTTATGAATGGGTAAATATAGTACAAAATAACTGGTAATAAAGTAAAATAAAATGGCAAAAAAATATACAGCTGATTCAGTAGAAGCTACATCGTTTACAGGTTCGTTATTTGGAACAGCTTCACATGCAACATCAGCATCATACGTAGCAGGATACGTTCCCTATACGGGAGCAACTCAAGCGGTAGATCTAGGGCCTTACAACCTTACAGTAAACAGTGTACCTTTTGGTAGGGGAAGTGGAAGTGGCGCTCTTAATCTAGCTATTGGGGGTAATGCTTTAGGTGCAAATAGTTCCTCTTTTGCAAATGTAGCTATTGGCCATAACACCTTAAGATACAACACAACAGGTATTGCCAGTACAGCTGTTGGGTATAGAGCTTTAGAGAATAGTGTATCTACTAAAAACACCGCATTTGGGGCTGAAACAATGGCTTTAAATACTAGTGGAACCTTTAATACAGCTATCGGACAAGAAGCATTAAGAGCGAATCTTACTGGAAGCTATAATTCTGCATTAGGAAACTTTGCACTACTAAGTGCTGAAGCAAACTATGCAACTGCTGTAGGAAGAGACGCAGGAAGGTTTTCTTCTACGGGGAATTTAACATCTACACTAGAGAGTGTATTTGTAGGATTTAATTCAAAAGCTCTAAATACATCTTCAATAAATGAGATAGTAGTTGGAGCAAATGCTATCGGTATGGGGGATAATACAGCTGTATTAGGAAACTCATCTACAGTAAGTAGTGCAATTTATGGAAACTTATTACTAGGAACAACAACTAGTAACGGTGCAGGGAAACTACAAGTAACAGGAACAACCCAGCTAAACGGTAACACAGCAATAACAGGATCTTTAGATGTAACAGCAGGTATAACAGGTTCGTTATTCGGAACAGCTTCCTATGCAACAACTGCTTCTTATTACGGCGGAACTGTAGTAGTTTTTCCATACACAGGATCTGCTCAGATTACAGGTTCATTAGGGGTAACAGGAAGTGCAGCTTTTATAAACACAGCCACTTCGGGAATTGTCAACGTAGATATAGCGGGAAATTATGCTAGTCAATTAAGATTTTTCCATACCGGATCTCAATCCGCTGCTTTATTTAGTAGCAGTCCAGGAAAATTAAGCGTAAGCGCCAATGATATACAAATGAGCGGTAGAGTCGCTATAGGACAATCTACAGTTGCATCAGGAACATACTCACACGCCGAAGGACTACAGACATCTGGATCAGGAGAGTATTCACATGCTGAAGGAAGTATTACTAAAGCAATAGGAGACTACTCTCATGCAGAAGGAGATAACACCCAAGCAAAAGGAAACTATTCACATGCTGAAGGTCAAGAAACAATATCATCAGGATCTTACTCACACGCTGAAGGATATTCAACAATAGCTCAAGGAGACAGGTCACACGCTGAAGGACTATCTACAACAGCATCAGGATCTTATTCACATGCTGAAGGAAATACTACACTAGCAAAAGCAGAAGCATCACATGCTGAAGGAAGCCTTACAACAGCATCAGGATCTTATTCACATGCTGAAGGTACACTTACGCAAGCAATAGGGGAAGCATCACATGCAGAAGGGTATACATCAAAAGCTCGAGGAGACTTCTCACATGCAGAAGGATTTAATACAACAGCATTAGGACTTTATTCACATGCAGAGGGACAGAACACAATAGCAACAGGAAACTGGTCACACGCTGAAGGATACGAAACAATAGCAGTAGGAAACTACTCGCATACAGAAGGAAGACAAACATCCGCTTCAGGAGCATTTGGACATGCGGAAGGATTTGATAATAACGCAGTAGGTGAATCATCACATGCTGAAGGTAGAGGAACAGTATCATACGGACCAGCATCACATGCCGAAGGGTACTTTACAGTAGCATCAGGATCTTTCTCGCATGCTGAAGGGTACACTACAGAAGCTATAGGAGATGTTTCACACGCTGAAGGATATACAACTTATGCTAAAGGAACATATTCTCATGCTGAAGGACAAAACACACAAGCATCAGGATCTTATTCACATGCTGAAGGTACTAATTCAATATCATTAGGAGAAGCTTCTCATGCTGAAGGACGAAACACATATACATCAGGTGCTTATTCACATGCTGAAGGGTATTACTCAAAAGCAATGGGGGATTATTCCCATGCAGAAGGTCAAGCTATATCTACAGGATGGCTTTCACATGCCGAAGGGTACTATGCTTCCTCATCAGGAAACTTCTCACATGCTG